CTATCTTGAAGAAGAATGATTTTGATCTTCTGCGATTTTTTGATTGACCGCCTATCACAACATGGTGTTGTGACTGGTAGGAACCCGATCTTTATCTCCAATGCTCTCCTTCCTGGTTTTGCCCAGGCTTTGAGTGCGTTGGAAATCGAGGTCCTTCCGGCCAGTTTTGGGATGAAAACGTTCCGACGGTTTCCCATAGGTAAAATTCCGAAGGATTCTTCTATTCTCTCCCATCCTAATCTTCCTCTGCTTCTTCAGGTTTTAAAAGCTTTTCGCTCTTACCTGGAAGTATTGGTTGATTTTGATGAGAAGGTTTTAAAGTTTCCTCTAGAAAATTACTTTTCGGGTCTTCGTGCTATGCTCTCTTGGAATTTGGATGACTTCGTATCAAACATGAAGTTTGTTACCGTCTATCCCATCGCTAAGTTCTTGGATAACCCATTACCTAAGAAACCTGATACATTTACCCACCACCCTCTACTCTTTTCAGGGGCCCTCAAAAGGTTCCTTGCTAATCGAATCGTTTCAAGAACGAAACAGAATGCAAGGCTCTTTTTCGGGATCCTCCAAGGAGTCAAGAGGGGATGTGAAACTGTTCCTGAATCTTATGTGCAGAAAGCGTATGAAAAACATAGAAATATCCTTCAGAAGACGCCAACAGTTAGTTGGTGTGATCGGATTGATTTTTCTGAGTATCTTGATCGTTTCTTTCGAAACTTTAAGGAAACTCTTCCTACACTTTTTGAAGCCTCTCATTCGGCCTCCTTTACCTCTACTCGTGAATCGGGTGGAGCGAAGGGTGACATAATTCGGGACACAATGGGTTCTTCTGTTTCTTTCTCTCTCGGACGTGTGAACACTGAATTATTCCGAATGGAGGAAACCAGACCGGGTCTCGTTGAAGAGGCCCGATCTCGAGTTCTCGATATCGATATAAACACGGTTCGTAGGTCCATCCAGAGATATGAGAATGGTGAGAGACTCCCCTCAATGGTTTCTGCTGTTCTAGAGCCCCTGAAGGTCCGTTTGATTACAAAAGGATCTACATGGTCATACTATTTCAGCAAGTTCTACCAGAAACATCTTTGGAGGTACCTTCAAAAGTTCCCCCAGTTTGTTCTTACTGGTAGACCATTACAGGAGTCTGATCTTCATTCCCTTCTCTCTAGGGAGAAACAGATTGGTTTAGAACTTGACTCGCCTTTTTTCGTTTCAGGGGATTACTCCGCGGCGACCGATAATTTAAATTTGGTTTTAACAAAAGATACTTTCGAGAAATCTCTCAATCAGTCAGGTTTGACACTTGACGATCGAGAAATCCTTCGGAAGGTTCTATATGAACAAGAGATCCACTATCCGAAAAAATCGGGTCTTGGATCGATTGTTCAGACGAATGGTCAACTCATGGGTTCTACCCTAAGTTTTCCTATCCTCTGTATAATCAATTTAATTTGTTATTGGTCTGCCTTGGAGGAATACCTTCAACGGAAAATTCGAATCAAGGATCTTCCAGTTTTGGTGAATGGCGATGATATTGGATTTAGAGCCGACACACAACTTTACGAGATTTGGCTGCGGAAAATCTCTGTGGCAGGTTTTGAACTTTCCTTGGGAAAGAACTACTGCCACAGGAATTTCTTTACAATCAACTCTCAACTCTGGCATTATTCCACATCTATTTCGGGTGTTTCCAATTGGACTCACCTAAGATATTTTAATGTGGGACTCTGTCAAGGTACAGTTGTAGATCGGCGTTTGAAAGCTTGCTTACCTATTTGGGATTGTTATAATGAGCTAATGTCCGGGTCCATAAACAAAGTTTTTGGACACCGGAGATTTTTCCATTATAATTTAGAGGCGATTAAGACCATCACAAGTGATGGGAATGTTAATCTCTTCGTAAATCCATTTCTAGGTGGGCTAGGTTTCAACCTTCATCCAGAGATTAGACCCCATGTCAGTTTTACTAACTTCCAGAAAAGACTTGGTGGCTACCTTCTATCAATACTCAGGGGATACAAAGTTCCCGAGGGTAAGGAGCTAGAAGCCTCCAAGTCTTTCTTTCGGCGAGTTCTGAGACTGACCGATCCTAATCAGAGAGCTAGGCCCAAGAGCCTATTGGAACGTTTCCATTTTGGTAGATATGTAGTCATGCCCAGTGTTGGACCAATGGAGAGTCACATGCGTGACATTCTCGATTACAGTTACCCTACTCCTATGATGTCCGATGATGATGTTGAGAAAGCTCCTTTGGAGATATCTTCGATCCCATCGGCCATCCTTAGAGCGGTTAGGCTTGAATCCAAAGAGGGAACAAATTGTTTCTCTCTTAGGACTAAGGTTTCAAAGCTTCTAAGTTTCCCATGGAAAGTAGTTGAATTGGTATCAAATGTATCGGAAAGTATCCCTAAGGAATTTCCCGATCCATTTGATCTTGATTTCTACCGATCGAATTGATTGGAGTCCCACTAGTTGGTCCTCCTCGAATTCGATCGATTAGACTTCATCATCTGAAGACTCTACCCTAAGAATTGAAAAGAAAAGGTTTTTCCTTATTCAATTTCTTACGGAAGGGTCTTTAAGCATCGGTTTCAATATTATATTAAAACTCTGCGACGATGAAGTCCCAAAATCAAGTGTCCAAAACAACTAAGTCCATGAACTCGGTAGCTATCGCCTATTCCAAGCCGACTGTAACCCGAAAACCACGTATTAATGGCAATCCTTATACCGAGAACGGTTCTGTACGTGTTAGACACAGAGAATATCTACAAGATCTCCCTGCATCTGACCCGTATCTGAATGTTCCCTTCTCCATCAACCCTGGTCTGTCCTCAACCTTCCCCTGGCTATCAGGAATGGCCCGACTTTTCGAGTCTTACAAGTTCCACAAGTTAAAGTTCTGTTATGAACCAACTTGTACAACTGTAACGCCCGGTTCGGTCCTCCTCGCCGTTGATTTTGATGCCTCCGACCCCCCACCG